CCGTCCTTCGATGGCCTGCCGGTGTTCTGCGGCTTGGACTTGTCCGAAGTGTCGGACTTGACCGCGCTTGTGTGTGTCGCGCCGGTCGATGGCGTCTGGCACGTCAAGCCGACCTTCTGGCTGCCGGGCCACAACCTAGCCGACAAGGCGCGGGCCGACCGGGTGCCATACGACGTATGGGCCAAGGACGGATGGCTGAACACGACGCCGGGCAAGACCGTCGATTATGAGTTCGTCGCCGGGTACATTTGGAAACTGTGCCAAACGCAGGATGTGCGGAAGATTGCCTTCGACCGCTGGAACTGGCGGCACTTCAAGCCCTGGCTGCTGAAGGTGGGCTTTGCCGAAGCGCAGCTTGAAGGTGACGCGGCCATTTTCGAGCAGATGGGGCAGGGGTTTCAATCCATGTCGCCAGCCCTGCGGGACTTGGAAAGCGCCATTCTGAACCAGCGGATTGCCCACGGCGGGCATCCCGTCCTGACGATGTGCGCCGCGAACGCGACTGTGCAGGCCGACCCTGCGGGCAACCGCAAACTGAGCAAGATCAAATCACATGGGCGGATCGACGGCATGGTTAGTTTGGCTATGAGCATGAGCGTTGCCGGGACGTTCAGCGAAGCCGCCGGACCTGTCGCCGAACCCCGCATTAGGTTCTTCGCATGAGCATGTTTGACCCCATCCGTCGGCTGTTCGCAGCCCGCAACGACATCGGCAGCGCCGAAATCCGTCGCGGCGACGGGGTGTGGGAGTCGTTCACCGGCAGCGCATCTGCGGAAGCCCCGAGCGAAGCTGCGGCCCTGGCCGTGACTGCCGTCTACGCCTGCACCACGCTCATCTCCGGGGCCATCGCGTCCCTGCCGATGCATGTCTACCGCCGCAGCAAGGACGGCGACCTGTCGCGGGACTACAACAGCGACCTGTGGTGGATGCTCAACGAGGAATTCTGCCCGCGCTGGTCCGCCGCTGCCGGCTGGTCGTTCATGGCGCAGTCCAAGCTGCTGCACGGCGACGCCTTCGCGGAAATCCTGCGGGACCGTAACGGAGGAATTCGGGGCCTGCTGCCAATCCATCCCGTCCGGGTTCGCGTCATTTGCGAGGGCGAGGGCAGCCAGCTTATCTACGAGGTGCAGCCGGACTCCACGATAACGCTGCCCACAAACTCCAGCGTTCGCGTCATCAGCCAGGACGACATGCTGCATGTCCCTGGCTTCGGTTTTAACGGGCTGCGCGGGCTGTCGGCGCTGAAGAACTCGCTGCGCGGCGCGGGGCGGCTGGCAATCTCGGCGCAAGACTTCAGCAGCAACTTCCTCAAGAACTCGGCGCGGCCGGACTACGCGCTGAAGGCCTCGGGCAACCTCGACCAGACGCAGTTCGACCGACTGCAGGAATTCCTCGCCCAGCATCAAGGCCCGCTGAATTCGGGCAAGCCCATGCTGCTTGAGGGCGGGCTTGAGATTCAGGCGCTGACAATGCCTCTGGAAGAAATGCAGCTTCTGGAAACCCGCAAGTTCCAGGTTGAGGAAGTGGCGCGCGCCTTCGGGGTGCAGCCGTTCATGATCGGCCACACGGAAAAAACGTCGTCTTGGGGGACGGGCGTCGAGGCGATGGGTTCGGGCTTCGTCCGCTACACCCTGCGCGACCACCTGAACGCGTTCCAGAACGAAATAAACCGCAAGTTCTTCCGCACGACGCGCAACGCAGCCGAGTTCGACACGACGGAACTGGAGCGGGGCGACACTGCCGCGATGTTCTCAGCCGTCCGCATTGCCCTTGGGCGTGCCGGTGAGCCTGCGTTCATGTCCGTGGAAGAAGCCCGCACGCTGCTTCGGATGCCCCGCAAGATTGCCGGAACGCTGCCGAAGCCCGCTGAAACCGCGCCGAAACCCGCCCCGGAACCTATGGAACCGGATGAAGACGATGTTGCCGAAGGGGGCGCAGAATGAACCCGTTTATGAGAATGCAGCTTGCCAACAAGGGCAAGGGCGACGGCATCCGCGCTGACGCATCCACCATCTGGATTTACGATGTCATCGCCGGGGACAGCGAAGAAGCGGCGTGGTTCGGCGGTATCTCCCCCGACGATTTCATCAAGGCCCTGTCGCAGACGACCGGCCCGGTGACACTGCGCATCAACAGCCCCGGCGGGTCCGTCTTCGGCGCGCAGGCGATGGTTTCGGCCATGCGGGCGCACCCGGCACCTATCACCGCCCGCGTTGACAGCCTGGCAGCTTCGGCGGCCAGCGTCATTGCCTGCGAGGCGGCCACGCTGGAAATCGTCCAGGGCGGAATGCTCATGGTTCACAAGGCATGGGGCATGGCCGTCGGCAATGAAGCCGACATGCGCGACACCGCCGACTTGCTGGCGAAGATTGACGGCCAGATTGCCGCCACCTACGCGCGCCGCGCTGAAGGCGACGTTGACGAATGGCTGGCGACGATGGCCGCCGAGACGTGGTTCGACGCCGCTGAAGCCGTTGCGGCTGGCCTGGCCGACCGCGTGATTGACGAAAACCTGCAGCGGCCCGCCGCGCGCTGGGACTTGTCGGCCTATGCCGCAGCCCCGGTGATTGAGGCTGTCGTGGCGGAAGCCGCCCCGGTGGCGGAAGCCGAAGAACCGAAAGACCTGCGGCCCATGCGCGCCCGGCAACTCGCCGCCCGCCTGGTCGCACCAGCTATCTGAGCGCAGCCGCGCGCAGAAGAAGCCCATTCCGGGCACCCACAGACATAATGGAGAACCCACATGTCTATCCAAGCTCTGCGTGAGCAGCGCGGCACAGTCGCGCGCGCACTTCACGACCTCGTCAACAAGGCCGACTTCGACACCGTCACCGACCAGGCCATCTACGACAACTCGATGGCTGAGATTGAGGCGATTGACGCCAAGATCGACCGCATCGCTGCTGCGAACGAAAAGATTGCAGCCGAAACCCGCGTTGCCAACGTGGCCGACCTGTCGGCAAAGAAGGGCCGTGACGGCAATGACGCCGGGCTGGCAGTCTACGCAAAGTGGCTCAAGGGCGGCGACCGTGCGCTCAACCAGGAAGACTGGGCGGCCATCCGCAACACGATGTCCACCACGACGAACAGCGAAGGTGGCTTCACCGTTGACAGCGTCGTTGCCAATGCCGTCATCGACGCGCTGAAGGCCTTCGGCGGAATGCGCGAAGTCTCGACCGTCATCACCACCGTCGGTCACGGCCTGCTGTCGTTCCCGACCAGCGACGGCACTGCAGAAGTCGGCGAAATCGTCGCGGAAAACTCCGCCGCTGCTGACCTCGACCCGTCCTTCGGCACCGTCGGTCTGCCCGTCTACAAGTTCTCCTCGAAAGTGGCGACGGTTCCCTTCGAACTGCTGCAGGATTCGTCGGTGGACATCGAAGCGTTCGTTCAGGACCGCCTCATCACCCGCCTGGGCCGCATCACCAACCAGATGTTCACCACCGGCACTGGCTCCTCGCAGCCCAACGGTGTGGCAACTGCTGCAACCATCGGCGTCACCGCTGCGAACTCCACCTCGCAGGTCACCGCAGTCACCTACGACTCGCTGATTGCAACGCAGCACTCGCTGGACCCGGCCTACCGTCGCAGCGCTGGCTGGATGTTCGCCGACTCGACGATGCGCAGCATCCGCCAGCTGAAGGACGGGCAGTCGCGCCCGATCTTCGTGCCTGGCTATGAAACCGGCGTCCCCGGTGGCGTGCCGGATTCGCTGCTGGGCGCTCCGGTCTACATCAACCAAGATGTTGCGGCGATGGCAGCGGGTGCCAAGTCCATCCTCTACGGTGATTTCAGCGGCTACTACATCCGCGACATCATGGCCGTGGAAATGTTCCGCTTCACGGACAGCGCCTTCACGAAGAAAGGTCAAGTCGGCTTCCTGGCCTGGATGCGTTCGGGCGGCAACCTTGTCGATGTCGGCAAGGTCCGCGCGTTCAAGAACGCCGCGTCCTAAGAACTGAAGGGGGCGACGGGATGACCTATCGGCCAAGAAACCGGGTGTTCACGCCCGTCGCCCTTTCTGTTTCCGCCGTGACATTGGCGGAAATGAAGCTGCATCTGCGCGTTGACGACACGTCGGAAGACACGCTGATTGCTGCCATTTCCATTGCGGCCACGGCTGCGGTGGAAAGCTGGACGCACCGGCTGCTTATCCAGCGGCAAGCTGTGCTGAACCTGCCGGGCCTGCCCATCGGCCTTGAGCCTGTGGAACTGCCCGGCGGTGCCGTTGCCAGCGTGGCGTCTGTCGTCGCGTCTGGAACAACTGTCACGGGCGCTGTCGTTTACGGCAATTCCCCGGCATTGCTGGCCCCCGCCACAGATTGGCCTGTCGTCACGGCGGAAGGCTATCCCGTCACCATCACCTACACGGCTGGCTTCACGGCCGTGCCGGAGGATTTGAAGGCGGCAGTCAAGTTGATTGCGGCCGACCTCTATGAGCGGCGCGGGCAAAGCACCGAAGAGGCCGTCAACGTCGTTGCCATATCCGCCGAATGGCTGATGGCGCGCCACCGCATTCAGGCAATCTAATGGAAGCCGGCACCCTCGACCGCCGTGTCCAATTCCGGCGCGGGACGCTGGTTGACGACGGCTTTGCAAGTGTCCCGGCTTGGGCGGACTTCGGCGCCCCTGTCTGGGCGTCCAAGACCGACGTCAGCGACGGCGAACGCTACCGCGCCAACGAAGTCGCGGCATCTGTCACCGCGCGCTTTGTCGTGCGATATTCGCCGTTTACGGCATCTATTTCACCCGCCGACAGAATGGTCTGCGCGGGCCGCGAATACGACATCACCAACATCAAGGAAATCGGGCGCCGCGAAGGGCTTGAGATGACCGCAAGCGCGAGGGCTGACTGATGTCCGCGAGCTTGAAGATGGTTGGCTTCAAGGAAATGGACGCGCTTCTGCAGGCAATTCCGCGCCAACTGGCGGGGCAGGGCGTGGCTTCCGGTATGCGCCGCGCCCTTCAGCCGGTGGCCGCAGCCGCCCGCAGCTATGCACCGGGCAGCCTGTCTGAGCGCATCCGCATTGCGCCGACAATCAAGGCGGGCCAACAGGCGCAGTCGCTGGAAAAGCCCGGCAAGGGCCGCAAGGTCATGTACGTCGGGGCCACCGCGCCGCACGCGCACCTTGTCGAATTCGGCACTGGCCCGCGCTACCAGGCAAACGGCAAGTATGTGGGCATAATGACGCCGGACCCGTTCCTGCGGCCTGCTTGGGACGCGAACAAGGACGAAGTGCTGGCGAACCTGGCAACGGCCATCCGCGACGAAATTGCCAAGGCGCTGGGGCGGCGCACCTCGCGCGCAATCAAGGCGGGCTACTGATGGACGAACTTCTCCGCGCGCGCCTAATGGCGCAGATTGCGAACACCAAAGTTGACTGGGGCATGACGGCGCAGGGCGTGACCCTGCCGCGCATCGTGCTGTACCGCATCAGCGGCGGCGACGATTACACCATGAGCGGGCGCACCGGCTACACGCAGACCCGCGTGCAAGTAGACTGCTACGCCTCAAGCGTGGGGGCCGCGAAACTGCTGGGCCGTCAGGTAAAGGCGGCGCTGTCCGGCTACCGCAGCGGCGCTATCAAGGGCGCGTTTCTAAGCAATGAGCGCGACCTGTCGCCCGAAACCACCGACGCCGACACCATCGGTCGCGTCAGCCTCGACTTCTTCATTCATCACCAGGAGTAACCCCGATGCCTGCAATCGTCGCAACATCGCTTCAGGGGGTCGGGCAGCGTGCTTCTACACGCACGACCCTCACAGCTACCGGCAACCCCTTCACATATCGCCCCGGCGCGGGTGACATCCTCATTCTGCACAACTCAACGGCTGGCGCGCTTTCGCCGGTCATCGACGGGGCGGACGGGACTACCGCCGAAGTTATGGGCCTCGGAGTTGTCAGCGTCTCAACGGGCTATGCCGTAGGCTCAATGGCCGCCGGCGCACAAGTCGTCATCCCGCTGGATTCCATCGCCCTTTATCTCCGGGGCGTGATTGACATCACCACCGGCACCGGCCTGTCGGCGACCCTGCTGACCACCTGACCCTGAAATCACACCTGGAGTTCCCCCATGCCCGATATTGGATATGGCGTTTCGCTGCTGGTCAGCGACGCCTCCCCCGCGACCACGCCGACAAACGCAATCGGCACCATCATGTCCTTCACGCCGCCCAATCCGACCCGCGACATCATCGACGTGACCTCGTCGTCGTCGGCGAACATGGCGCGCGAATTCGTCGCCGGCCTGATCGATTACGGCGAAGCGTCGTTTGAAATGCTGTGGGACACCGGCAGCACAGCCGACGCGCTTCTGCGCGGCATCACGCTGGAGCGCGCGCCGCGCACCTACCGCGCGACGTTCTCGCAGTATTCCCCGGCCCGCACGATCACGTTCCTGGCCTATCTCACGGGCTATGAGCGCAGCGCGCCGCTGGAAGACAAGATGACCGCCACCGTGACGCTGAAGGTCACTGGCGCGCCTGTCTTCGCATGATGCGTTCGGGCGTCAACTTCGACGCGCTGGGGAAGCCGTTTGAACTTCGGTTCACGACGAACGCCATCTGCCGCGTCGAAGAAAGAAGCGGGCAGTCGTTGGAAGCTTTGCTTGCCGACACTGCCGTTTCTGGCAAGCGCACCCTGGCCTTTCGCACCCTGCTTTGGGCGGCGATTGGCGGCATTACGCTGGAAACAGCCGGCGAGATTATGGACGACATCGGCCCCATCGAAGTCGACCGCATTCTCGCCGAAGGGCTGCGTCTGGCCTTCCCGCCAAAGGATGACGCACCGGGAAACGCCGAAGCGCCGACGGCCTAGACTGGTCGGCGCTTCTGCGGGCGTGGGTTGGCCTTGGCCTTGCCCCGCCTGACTTCTGGGGAATGACGCTGCGCGAAGCTGCGGTTGTCATGCAGGCCGCGTCTGACCGCGAGGCCCGCCTAAAGCGCGTCGAAGATGGGCGCGCATATTCCCTGGCTTACCTTGTGTCGTTCGCCGTGAACGATCCGAAGCGGATGCCAAATTTCGACAAGGTTTTCCCCGACGGGAAGCCAAAGCCCGCGCAAGACCCGGGTGAAATCTGGGCGTCGATGCAAGCGTGGGGCGACATGATGCAAGAAGCGGAGGCGCGCGATGGCTGAAGAAATTGGCGCCCTTCGTGCTGTTCTTGCGCTGGAAAGCGCAGCCTTCGACAAGGGCGTTGCGTCTGCCCGGCGGCAGTTGACCGTCCTGGAGGGTGGGTTCCAAAGGACCGGCGGGCAGGTTGTCCAGTTCGGCTCCCGGATGCGCGACATTGACCGTGCGTCACGCGCGGGCAGCGGCGGCCTGCAGAACATCGGCTTTCAGGTTCAAGACTTTGCCGTCCAGGTCGGCGCCGGGACATCCGCATCGCAGGCATTGGCGCAGCAGTTGCCGCAGTTGCTTTCTGGCTTCGGTATGCTGGGAATTGTTCTGGGTACGGCCTCGGCCATCCTGATTCCGCTTGCCAGCGTAATCTTTTCCACTGGCGAGACGGCCAAGACATCCGGCGAGGCGGTCACTGATCTTGCCGCCGCCGTGAACACATACATTGCGGCAGCCGACGCCGCGCGGGTGCCGACAGACCAACTGGTTGAGAAATACGGGTCGCTGTCGGTTGCGGCGCGTGAGGCTTTGGCGGCCACAGAGGCGAAAGCCCTCGTTGACGCGATGAGCGCGACCGACGCGGCCATCGCTGCGGTCGTCTCCTCAATGACAAGCCTGCGTGACCGCGTGGTAATGTCTGACGACGGCTTCTCTCGCACCGTTGAGACAATCCGCGTCCTGAACGACAATTTTGACATGACCGAAGCCCAAGTTGACGCGCTTCGCAACGCGCTGTCGAATTTGGACGCAGCCGAGGGGCTGACGGCACAAGCAGAAGCGGCCCGGCAAGTTAGCGCGGCGCTATTGGACAGCTACCGCAGCGTCGAGGCAATGCCCGTACCGCTGCAGGCCGTCTACGGCGAGATGGCTGGCATCGTTCTGAAGGCGGGGGAGGTTCAGACCAAGCTAGAGGGCATGGCGAACCCGCTATCGTTCGCCGTTGATTTTGCAAGGCAACTGTCCTCAATTGCATCCGGCCTTTCGGGCGCGTTTTCTTCCGCAGATGGCGCCGCAGCGGGGCTGGCTAACACTTTGCTTGCTGCTGCGAAGAACGCGATGGCGTTGGCGCAGGCTCGGGCGGCGCTTCCTGATGCTTATGGGCTGAACGCATTCACGCGGACCCGTGGGGCCGCCGAAGCCGCCGCCAGAGCCGCCGCCGCAGATGCTGCTGCAAATCCGGCAAGCTTCAAACTTGCCGGCGCATATCAACTCTATGGCGATACCCGCGATGCCGCTCCGGGAGTTGCTCCCGTGAAGAAAGTTGAGACGGGCGGCGGCGGGACATCGGAAGCGCAAAAGGAAGCAAACGAGCTGCAGCGCGAAGCGGCGCGGGTGTTTGAGCAGACGCGGACGCAAGCGGAAAAGTACGGCATCGAACTCGGAAAGCTCAACACGCTGCTTGCCGCTGGCGAAATCAGCCAGGACACGTTCAACCGGGCCGTGGACGACCTGAAGGACAAAGCCGGTGAGGCGGGCAGCGCGGCCCAGTCGATGGAGTCCGCCTTCAGCAGCGCGTTCACCTCGTTCGTAACCGGCGCGGAATCAGCGCGCGACGCCGTGTCCAACCTTCTTGCCTCACTCGCCGACACCCTTGCCAATGAGGCGTTCTCTGCCTTGAGCAAGGGCTTGTTCGGCGATGGCGGCATTGGAGGGGCACTTTCGGGCGCCCTTGGCCTCAACGCCAATGGCAACGCCTTCTCCAATGGCCGCGTCACCGCCTTCGCTTCCGGTGGCGTCGTCAACAGCCCCACCGTGTTTCCAATGGCAAACGGCGCGGGCCTGATGGGCGAAGCCGGGCCGGAAGCCATCATGCCGCTCACTCGCATCGGCGGGAAGCTTGGCGTGCGGGCGGCAGGCGGCGGGGCGACGGTGGTCAACATCGATGCGCGCGGGGCCGTCGAAGGCACCGACGCCCTTATCGCGCGCCGCATTCAGCAGGCCATGCCGGAAATCACGCGCCGCGCCGTTTCGGCCAATGGCGCAGCACGGGCGAGGGGCTACTAATGCCAGCCGCAGAACTGCCTTTCACGCTTGTCACCAGCGTCACCCGCACCCTGCAGACGGCGGTTGCCGTAACCACGTCGCCCTTCACCGGCACGCAGCAAGTGCAGGACTGGGGCGGCGAATGGTGGGCGTATCAGATTGAATTCACCGTCCGACAGGGCGCTGACGGGCGGCGGCTGTCGGCGTTCTTTGCGGCCTTGGGCGGTTCGCGCGACACGTTCATCTTCCGCGACCCCTTCATCGAAAACCCGCCCGCGCTGGGTTCGGTTCTGGTGAACGGGGCCGGCCAGACGGGCAGTACGCTTGTCACCGACGCTTGGAGCGGGCGGGCCATGTATGCGGGCGACTGCTTCCAGCTTGGCACCACAACCACAACCCGGCTTTACCAGTTGACCGCCGACGTCAATCCTGTCGCGGGCGCTGCAACGCTGAACTTCATCCCCCGCCTGCGCACGTCGCCCGCCGACAATGCGGCGTTGAACCTGATTAACCCCGGCGTGCTTCTGCGCCTGACATCGCCAGTTCCGGCAAGCATCGGGCTGGCCGACATTTACCGCATCAGCATCACCGCGCGCGAGGCGCTATGAGCCGCACGATTACCCCGGCTGTCGTCGCCGAACTGGCGTCTGGGCAGGTCCGCCCGGCCATCTTCTTTGAAGCGCAGTTCCCGTCGGGTTTTCTGCGCCTCTGGTCCGGCCTTGGCGACATCACATGGGCCGGTTCGGTATGGACCGGCGCGGGCAATCTGATGGGCATCGGGGCGATTGAGGAAAGCGCGGATGTCGTCGCAACGGGGACGACAATCTCGCTGTCTGGCATCCCGACCGACCTTGTGTCGCTGTGCCTCTCCGACGCGCGGCAGGGGATGCCTGGCAAGGTTTGGATTGGCTTTATGACGGCGGCGATGGCGGTGATTGCGGACCCCATCCTTGCCTTCGCGGGCCGGCTGGACGTGCCGTCAATCATGGACGGGGCCGAGCGCTGCGAAATTCAAATAACCTATGAGTCCCGGCTGATTGACCTGAACCGCGCCCGCGAATGGCGGTACACCCACGAAAGTCAGCAGCAGTTTTCGGCAGGCGACCGGGGCTTTGAGTACGTTTCCGCGCTCCAGGATAAAGAAGTTCGCTGGGGCATGGGGACAAGCGTTGCCGGGCAGGCGGCGGCGGCGGCTTCTGTCGCCGTTTCAAAAGGCATCGCAAAAAGCCTTGTGGAGACGAACTCCTTCTTTGGCCGCGCCCCGACGCGCGCGGACCGAGTTGCGGCGGACCTTGCATGGCAAGAACAGCGGCAAGCTAACGGCGGCTCGGGCAGCGACCGATGACACGGGCCGACGGCTGGGAAACCCGCCTATCCGACTGCGTCGAAGCAGCCCGCTCCGCGCCTTTCGTATGGGGCTGGCGGGACTGCGCAACATGGGCTTTTGATGTCCGCCGCGCGCTGACGGGCCACGACGCCGCTGCCGCTTGGCGGGGGCGCTATTCAACGCCGCTCGGTGCCGCACGCATGTTGCGCCGGCTTGGCGTCACCAGCGTCGAAGGTCTGGCGCGGGCAATCATGGGGAACCCGCTGGACGCCCCAGAATTGGCGCAGCGCGGCGACCTCATGCTTGCGGGTGATGATGATGCCTTGGGCGTCTGCATCGGCCCTGTGGGGCTATTTCTCGCGCCGCAGGGCATGACCCCGCGCCCGCTGTCGTCCTGCCGTATGGCCTGGAGGGTCTAAATGCCGTTTCTCGCGCCCGTCTTCGCCTTTATCGGCACGACCTTGGCCGCCGGCGGCATTGGCGCATTCGCCCTGCGGCTTGGTGCGTCGTTGTTGCTGTCGGCAGCGTCATCGGTCTTGGCGCGCAAAGACACGGCCCAGGCCACCATGCAGGGGCGCACGGTGTCGGTGCGGGAACCTGTCGGCTCACGGCGTATCGTCTATGGCCGCGCGCGGGCAGGCGGCACCATCGTCTACATGAACACCCGCACCGGGGACGACGGCATTTCCGACAGCGCGCTTGACCTTGTCATCGTACTGGCGGGCCACCGCGTCAAAACCATCGGCGCGGTTTACTTCGACGGCGAAATGGCGATTGACGCTGCAGGCGTGCCGCAGGGGCGGTTTGCCGGTTATGTGGGTTTGCGCAAGAATTACGGCACCGAAACGGGTGGCGCATTTCCGTTTCTGCGTGAGAAATCGCCGGACATGTGGACCACCTCGCATCAACTATCCGGGTGCGCCGCTGTTTATATCCTGCTCGTGTTCAACCCCGACGTGTACCCGACGGGCATTCCGAATATTTCGGTGGACATCGAAGGGCGCGACGACATCTTCGACCCCCGCACATCTACAACGTCTTACTCGGAAAACGCGGCGCTGTGCCTGGCAAACTATATGGCAGACCCCGTCTTCGGCCTTGGCGCGGCAATCGGTGGCGCTGACGGGATCGCGCCTGCTGCGCTGATTGAGGCCGCCAATGTCTGCGACGAAACGGTCGCCAAGGTCGGCGGCGGCACCGAGCCTCGCTATAGCTGCAACGGCATCCTGGATACGGCAGTGGACCCAAAGTCCAACATTGAAGGCCTGCTGACCGCAATGGCGGGAACATGCGGCTGGCAGGCGGGGCAGTGGCAAATCTACGCCGGGGCCTACCGCACGCCGCTTCTGTCGCTGACGTCCGACGACATTGTGGAGGCGGGGCTTTCCGTCACAACGCGGATCAGCCGGGCGGAGAACTTTAACTGCGTTCGCGGAACCTTCGTCGCGCCGGAAAACGATTGGCAGCAAGACGACTTCCCGGCCTATCAGTCTGCAACCTATATCGCCGAAGATGGCGGGGAAACGATCTGGCGCGACATTGTCCTGCCATACACCATCAGCGCGTCAATGGCGCAGCGGCTGGCGAAAATCGAAGTTGAGCGCAATCGCAGGCAGCTGACCGTCTTTCTCGACGGCAAGCTAAAATGCTGGCAGGCGGCCATCGGCGACACTGTGTCTCTCAGCTATGCCCGGTGGGGCTGGTCTGGAAAGCCGTTTGAGGTGTCCAAGGTAAACCTCGGCGTGTCCGCGTCTGATGACGGCGCGCTTCTGACGGCGCAGCTTGCGCTTCGGGAAACCTCACCGCTGGTTTACGAATGGGCGACGTCGGAGGCGCAAGTCTACGCAGCCGCGCCGCGCACAGGACTGCCGTCAGCTTTTTCAATATCTGCGCCAGGAACGCCAACTGCTGTAGAAAGTCTTTACGAGACACTCAACGGCGCAGGGGTAAAAGCCAAGGTCACACTAACTTGGCCCGCCAGCACCGCCGCTTTTGCGACGCTCTACCAGGTTGAAGTTCTAATCGGCGGCGCTTGGATTAACCAAGGCAGAACCGACGCGCTAACGGCGGAAATCCTCGACATTGCCCCCGGAATTTATCAATTCCGGGTGAAGGCGTTGACGGGGCTGGGCGTGTCGTCAGCTTGGGCAACCACAGCCCCCATTGAACTGTCCGGTCTGCGCGCCCCGCCGGTTGCTATAACTGGCTTGACGCTACAGACGGCGGGCGGCTTGGCGGTTCTGAAATGGGATTTGCACGCAGACTTGGACGTGCGCGCTGGCGGTTTCATCTACATTCGGCATTCTGCGGCATCGTCGCCCGGCTGGGCTAACTCGGTGTCGATGGATGTCGTGAGCGGCGGGCAGGCCATTGCCGTCGTGGCACTCAAGCCGGGGGCATATGTCCTGCGGGCAGAAGACAGCAGCGGCAATCTTGGCCCAGGAATCGCGGCATCAACCGACGGGGCGCAGGCTGTCGCGTTTGCCCCCATAACGGCGCTGGTTGAAGAAACAACATTTACCGGGGCCAAGACAGACTGCTTTGTGAGCGCAGGCGCGTTGCAGATGTCAACGACAAGCCAGATCGACGCTTGGCCCAGCGTTGACGCAATCGCCGACATCGACGCGGAGGGCGGCATCGCGGCGTCAGCAAGCTATGACTTTGCCGCAGGCATGGACTTTGGCTCGGTCAAAAGAACGCGGCTGCGCTCAATCATTGATATTTCAGTGCTGAATATACTGAGCAACATCGACACCAGAACTGGCGATGTTGATACTTGGCTGTCATTCGACGGCACTGACGGATCAGAGGTTGACGTCTACGTTGAAGCCCGCACGACGCAGACAAGCCCAAGCGGGTCGCCGGTCTGGTCGGGCTGGTCGCGCGTCGATAGCCACGAAGTGCAAGCTTGGGGCGTCCAGGCTCGGGCTGTCCTGAAAAGTTACGACCCCTCCTTCACCCCAATCGTTTCAACATTGCGGCTGGCCGCAGATGAGGTTGTGTAATGCCACAGATTACTTCCTGGACCATTGCGAATAGCGGTGGCTCCACCTATCGGGCGGCCGTCAACACTGCCCTAGCCGCAATCCAGTCGTCTTCATCCGGCACTGCGGCCCCGTCGCCGACGGTTGCGGGGATGCTGTGGTATGACACCACGAACTCTATATTGAAGCGCCGCAACACTGCGAACACGGCATGGATTGACGTTAGTTCCGATACAGTGGGCGCAGCCACGGTGCGCGGCAATGCGTCTGGCTCTGCGGCGGCGGAGACGGCTTTGTCGATGGCGTCCCTGCGGACAATAATTGGCTTTCCGACTGCAACCGCAGGCTTGGGGCAGTGGGCTTCAATATCCGCCGCCGCGGGCGCAGCGCTTATTCTTCCGGCGGGAGGGACTTGGGCCTATTTTGCAAACACATTCAACGCGGGCCTACACGGCGGGTCAACCGTCGGCGTTGCTGCTGGCGGAACGCTGATTGGCTCCGCAATTAGCGGAAATAACTGGGTCGGCTTTGCATGGAGAGTCGCATGAATATTCAGTATCGTCGCCTTGACGGGTCTTTTGTGGCTGAAATAGACGGCTTGCCCTATCATGTGACGGCAGCGGAGCCTGCCTTGTACGCAATGGCCCTGCAGCACGGCATGAGCGCGCCCTATGAGCCGGTGCCGCCAACGCCCACGCCCGAAGAAGCCCTTGCCGCTTGGCGGGCCACAGCGGAAGTCTCGCGGTTCCAAGCGTTCGCGGCGCTGTATGCCGACGGCAAGCTGGATGACGCAGAAGCGGCAGTTGCCGCCGCTGGCGGGCTGACAGTCATTGCCTGGCAGAACGCGCAAGTCTTCAAACGCGCGTCGCCGATGATGAACGCTCTGGCTCCGGCCCTTGGCCTTGACGATGAGGCGCTTGACGACTTGTTCCGCGCTGCGGCGCTTATCGAAGCCTGACGCCACCGACATAACCCTGCCCACAGCCCGCCTCGCGCGGGTTTTTTTGCATCCCAATGAATGGAGCGCGCAATGCCTGAACCCGCCAAATGGCACCAAACGCTGCCCGCTTGGATTGCCGTCCTTGCCACCGTGCTACTGCAAACCGTGGCCGTGTCGTTCTTCCTGGCGAATGTCCGCGCCGACGTGGACCGCGCGAACGGTTCCATTGAACAGCAGGACATCCGGCTGAAGGACGTCGAAGCGCAGACGCAGCGGATGGCCGTCGGGGCCGCGACAGTGGGCGCGCAGCTTCAGTCGGTGCAGGACGCGATTGCGGAACTGAAAGAAGAAACCAAGCAGACGAACCAACTGCTGCGGGATCTTATCGGGGCCAAGCCGTGAAGGCCTGGTCCGCGCGCAGCCTTCGCAGCCTTTGGGGCATCCACCCGGACTTGCGCCGCGCCTTGGACAGGGCGCTGAAGGACAGCCCCATCGATTTCGTGGTCATCGAAGGGCTGCGCACCAAGGAGCGGCAGAAGCAACTGGTGGCCGCCGGGGCGTCGAAGACCATGAACTCGCGCCATCTCACCGGCCACGCCGTGGACCTTTGCCCGCTGCTGGACTTGGACAGGGACGGCAAGATTGAGACGGCGGAAATGTTCAGCGTCCCGCTCATGCGCCGACTGAACACGCACATCGCCGCAGCATTCGCAGCCGAAAACGTCGCGTTCGAATGGGGCGGCGATTGGGGCTGGGACTTCCCGCATTACGAACTCGACCGCCACGTCTTCCCCGCCTGAAAGGATAACCCCATGCAGCCCTTCCTTCCCCAATTGGCGCGCGTTTTCGCTCGCTACCTGTCTGGCGCGCTCATGACGGCAGGCTTCCTCGCCCCCGGCCTTGGCGCTGAACTGGCGCGCGACCCGGAGGTCATCGGCCTCATCGGCCTGGCGCTTGGCGGCGCCACGGAAACCGCATGGGCGCTGGCTGTGCGCAAGGGCTGGGCCGCCAAATAACCGACTGAACTTCCTGCATCCTCAATGAATGGAGCTAACCATGCCGCAGAACACCACAGTTGAAATCCCCGCCACCACCTGGACGCAAATCACCGATGCCAACGTGACCAGCATCACGTTCCAGAACATCAGCGGCAACTTCGTCCGCGTCAAAGGCACTGTCGGCGCCACCGCACCCACGCACCTTGCCGGGGCGCTGCGCTACAATCCGGGGCAGGGCGAACGAAACGTGCTGCTGGCCGATTTGTTCCCCGGCATTTCCGGCGTCAACCGGCTTTACGTTTTCGCCGACGGTGGCGCACAGGTGGTGGTGTCCAATGCCTAACGAAAGCCCCCTCGACGGAATTCGCAGCCCGTTCGGGCCGAAGCCTGGCGGCGGCACTTTCGTTCTGTTTATCCCCGCGACCAGCACCGGCCTCATCACGGCTGACAGCCTCACCTTCAAAGCCAGGGAGTAACCGAAATGGCCGATTACAACTCCAGCTACACCGGCGCGCAGATCGACGCCAACCTCGCCAAGGCCGCAACCGCCGTCCAGCCCGCAGGCTTGGCGACCGTGGCGACGACGGGGGCTTACAGCGACCTCACCGGCAAGCCGACCCTCGGCACCGCAGCGGCCACGGCAGCCACCGACTACGCCACGGCAGCGCAGGGGACGCTTGCAGCCTCGGCAGTCCAGCCCGCAGCCATCGCCAAGATGGTCGTCAGCGACACCACCGGCATCACCGGAGCCGACGCCATCACCAACGTGGTGAGCCTGACGCAAGCCGAATACGACGCCCTGACCCCTGACGCTGACACGCTTTATGTGGTGATCTGATGAAGATCGGGACAAGCACAGTCACGGCCATCTACCTCGGCACCACGTCCATCGTCAGCGCGTATTTGGGCAGCACGCAGGTCTTCGGCGGCACGTCCGCATTTACCCCGCTGGACCTTTTCTCAACAGGCTCCCAAGGCATCTGGCTCGACCCCAGCGACCTCAGCACCATGTTTGAAGACCTTGCTGGCACAATCCCGATTACAACTCCCGGCACGCCAGTAGGCAAGCGTCTTGATAAATCTGGCAGGGGCAACCACGCAGTCGCCCCAACCCTTGGCGCGCGCCCGACGTATGGGGTGGAGCCGAAGGGGGGCAGGCGGAATCTGCTGCTGGCGACAGATACGCTGGCAACGCAAAGCCTCACCGTGACCGCAGTGGCCCACACCCTGGCATTCACCGGAACCGGCACGGTTACGCTGTCTGGCGCATCCATTGCTGGTCCGCTGATTGGTACGGGCGCGGGCAATCGGGTCAGCCTGACGTTTACGCCTACGGCGGCAAGCCTGACGCTTACTGTGGTGGGTAGCGTGACGCTGGGGCAGTTGGAACTCGGATCCACTGCCACCGCATATCAGAAAGTTGTCACCGCATACGAAGTCACCGAGTCCGGAGTACCCACGACACACTACGTTCAATACGACGGCAGCGATGACTCGATGTCCACGGCGGCGATTAATTTCACGGCGACGGACAAGATGTCGGTGTTTGCAGGTGTATTGAAAAGCAGTAACGCGCTGACGGCAATGCTGTTTGAAATTAGCACAACCTTGGCTAATGGCAGTTTGAACTTAATTGTCCCGCAGACCACAGCAACGGGCGCAATGAGGGCCAATTCGCGCGGCACGGTGACTGCGATTGCTAACGGCCCAAGCCAAGCTGCGCCAGCATACTTTCTGGCAACAATCCAGTCGGACATAGCCGGTGACAACTTGCTGCTACGCCTTAATGGCACCCAAGTCGCGCAAGCCACGACAGACCAAGGCACCGGAAATTTCGGCAACTACCCGCTGTTCATCGGTCGCCGTGGCAACGCGACGCTACCCTTCAGTGGCCGGGACTTCGGAATAATCGTCGTCGGCAAAGCCGCATCCGCCGGGGAAATCACGGACACCGAAACATGGCTGGCAGCTAAAACCGCGCAGGTAACAATATGACCGACTACACCTCCGCCGTCCTGATCCTGCCCGCAGCCTATCGTGACGCAGGCAACACCCTCTCCGCCGAAATGGGCTGGCAACCCGTGGGGGCTGACCCCGGCACCTACTCCATTCCCTTGCTCACAGGCGACACGCTCACGCACTGGGGCTGCCGGGCCGACGTGACGCAGGGCTTCATCGATATGGTCGAGAACCCGTCGCCGGAGGTGCAGCCGTTGGTGGATGTGCTGGTCTATGATTGGCGCGTCACTGGCGACCCGCATGGGCATTTCGTGGATGTGATTGCCGCCAACGGGCTTGTGGTGCAGCCCGATGCGGCTCCCTGACGGCGAGGGGCAACGTCGGCGCGAGGTGGTCACGCGCCACCTCGCCGCTGGCGGAACATTCCGCGCCGCCGCCAGGGAACTGGGCATAGCGCCGAACGCGCTGTCGATGTGGTGGCGGGATAACAACCGCGACCGCGCCGTCCAGACCGCGATGGACGCAGTCGGCACGGGGCTGGTGCCGCATTCGATGTGGACGAAGGTGCCGCCGAAGGACGGGGAACCGGGATTCTCGGTTTTCCATAAAATTGAGCAGGACGCCCCGGAAGACCTCGCGGAGCGCGTCAGGGCGGCGCTGGAGGGGCTGACACCGGCAGAGCCAGTAATCCCGCCGGAAAGCGTCATGGCCGACCTGTGCGCATTCTACATGCTCATGGACGCCCATGTCGGGATGCGGGCCAGGTCGGCGGAAACCGGCGGCCAGGACTATGACCTCGCCCACGCGGCGCTCGACATGCGGACGGCGTTCGCCAAGGTGCTGGCGCTGACGCCTGCCGCCGAAGCTGCCGTCCTTATCGTGGGCGGGGACTATTTCCACAGCGACGACAGCCGCGCGGAAACCCCGAAATCACACCACAAGCTGGACATGGCGGGCCGCTACGGCGAAGTCGTTGACATCGGCATTGCCATCCTCGCCGAAACCATCGGGCGCCTGCTGGGCAAGCACGCCGCAGTGACGGTGCGCGCGCTTCGCGGCAACCATGACCCGCACTCGCACATGGTGCTGACCTTCGCACTGGGCGAGCGCTACCGGGAAGACCCGCGCGTCACCGTGGACAAGTCACCGCGCGACCTGTTCATGCTGCAGTGGGGCCGCTGCGCGATATTCGCTCACCACGGGGATTTGGGAAAGCCGCAGCAGATGGCGCTGTACCTCTCCGACATCTGCCCCTTCTGGTCCGCGACCCGACACCGGCACTATCTGACGGGCCACACGCACCACGACCATGCCAAGGACTTAGGCCCCCTGCGCTGGGAGTCGCTTCGCGCGTTCTGCCCGCCGGACGCATATGCCGCGTCGATGGGCTATGGCGGCAGGCGGGCGCTTCAGTCGTTGACGTTCCATAAGGCCGACGGGCTGGTGCTGCGGGCGTTGGACCCGATTGAGCGGATGGTGTGAGGGCATTGTGGCCCACGTTCAGCGCCAGCTAGGCCACAATGGCACTTTTGCCTTTGATATTATTGGATAATTTAGTTATTTGGTAGGCCCGGAGGGCATATCATTGTTTAGATTTGTTCAGGAAACTTGCGTCATTGTGGCCTAAGCCCGCCCCAAAACACTGCCGATTTCCTCCGATTGTGGCCTACGGTTTTCCCCTACCAGGCCATTCCGTCCAGCATCTGCATGGCCTGGCCCGCCAGCTTTGCCCGCTCTGCGCCGCGCGTGTAAATCTCGCTCGTTGAGGCGTTGCTGTGACCATGCACGGCCATGATGTGATACTGCGTCGCGCCGTGCAGCGCCAACAATTCCCCAGCCGCTTTTCGGATGCCGTGGCTTGACCGCGCGGCCTTTCCTTCAGCATCGACCATCCCGGCATCGACCACCCAATCGCGGAACGCATTCCCGAAGGCGGCCGAAGACGCGAACGGGACGCCCCATTCGTTCACCAGATAGGCTGGCCCCTTCAGCCCCCGCGTTGCGGTCACCAGCGGCGCCATCATGGGGATGGTCACGCGGCTGGAGCCTTTCTTCGCCGGCTGCCAATCCAGCCACAGCACGCCGTCGCGCTCTATCTCGTTCCCCGGCCCGAGCCGGAAAGCATCGCCAATCCGGCAGGCGCTGAACATGAACAGCGTCAGCGCGCGGTGCGGCACCGTTCCGGCTGCATGATATTCCCGGTATTGGGCAAGGTCGGCCAGCGTCCAGGGGATTGCCCCCGTGCCACCCTCAGGCTTCTTCACACCGTCAGTCGGGTCCTTTTTGACCAGGTCACGGTCGATGCCCCACGCGTACATCGCCCGGACGGATTTCAGGAAGTTTGCGGCGGCGCCGGGGGTGGCGGCCTTCTTGTCCATCAACTGGACAATGGCAGACTTCGGCATTGACGCGGAGTATTCGCCAGCTTCGGCCCGCAGCCACCGCAGGAACACCGAGCGCTGCTTGATGGTGCCGGGGTCGAGTTGCTTGGGAAGGCGCGGCATCGCGTCGATGTATGCTTCGACCAGCCATGCGATAGAGCCGGGGATGACGCGGCGCGGATGCTCGGATAGTTTCCGGCCTTGGCGCGCGGCGTGATAATATTCGCGGAAATATGGGCTTTCAGGCCCGACCGGGATGGTGATGCGGGCGGCTGGATTGCCCTCGACGCGGACCCGGTAGCGCGCCAGGCCAGACGCGGCTTGTTCGATTTTCAACCCCGGCCAATCCGCGCGCATTTCTCATCCCTGCGGCCACTCTTTGGGCTTCGGACCTTGCTTTGATTCCTTCGCATCGGCAAGAATTAAGCGCGCCTCTCCTCCTTTTATCACCACCTCGCGAACAGTCATGCCCGCTTGCGCCAGGGCCTTGAGGGTCCGGGCAAGTTCGGAGGCGGTGTTGCTGGCCCGCGCGCTCACGGCAGCGCCATTTCAATATTGATGACTTCCGGCGCCTTCGTGTCCTTCCACGCCCCGACAATCCGCAGGGCTTCCGCCGCCGCGTCCTTGCCGGTGCGTCCGCTGACGGTGATGGTCCGCTCCAACTTATATTCCACGGTGACTGCGTATTTCATGCCCCACCCATCCGCATCTCAGCCTTCCGCACCATCTGCCGCGCCCGCTCCCGCGTGACGCCCGCAGTCTTCGCAAGCTCCTCCAGGCGAACACCGCGCTGGTGGTTCCGCCACATGACCTCGGCGGCAGTCTCGCCTGGGTGCGGCAGCAGCGCGGTCAGCCGGGCCACCTCGGCCTCGGCCTTTTCGGCGCGCTCCATCACCATGACGAAGCCCCGGTCGCGCTCGACGGCGGGCGTTAACACGTCGCCCGGAACATGTTCGCTTTTCGGCGTTTCGTTAACATGAGCGGGCTTGTCGATCAGGGCGAGGATGGCCGATTGCGCAGCTTCGCGCGTCCATCTGTCGCCACCCTCTACGGCCCATGCAGCAGCCGCAGCCTCACGAATTGCCGCATTCCAAACCGCAGCGGCGTCGGGCTGCACGGCGGGAAGGGCAAGAATGGCGCTATAGGTACAAGGCCAATCGCTTTCCCACATATCCACAGCCTTCAGCACATCCCCGCGCCGTAGCATATCGTTGTCACTCATG